TCAACGAATTACTTTTTTAAACTTAAAATTGCCACTATTTAAAGTGGACTCTTTAATGCTATCTTTCATGTTAGGTTTGCCATCAGCTTTAAATAAGGATCGCGTGGGTGTAGTGAGTGAATTTTTCCCGTGTAATACCAACCTTGTTTCTTTTCCATCTGAATATCCCGTACATTCGAAGTTAGGTGCATCGACCCTAACCCTCCCCTCTCTGAATTGAAACGAGATCGTGTAATTCATATTCCATGTTGCAAGATAGGAGCCAAGAACTTTTCCCGTTCCAACAGCATTCTCGGAAAAGCCACTTACAGTAATCATCTCCCCCTTTACTTCGTTGATAACAGCATCCGGGATTTTATATACCGTATGAATAAATTTGAGTGTTTCCGTGTAAAGGTCTTCGGGTGTTTTATCAGGATAATTCATTACAACGAAACCTTTATCATCTTCTGAAGAGATGAACCCGTCGATGGTTAATTTGAGTTGAGCACTCGCGATCACTGGCAATAAAGCCAACAAAATAAATAAAGTCTTTTTCATCTGTTTTTAATTTAAAATAAATTTGTAATATAGATAGTTACGGTATTAAAGCGTAATCTTGTTTTTCCTCTACATGTGTGTTAGATTGTAAAAATAGATAAAAATTGTAACATTACAAACTTTAATCCCATAACCCCGCGTCTTTAATGATGGTTTCGCTGCTATTACATTCCGGACAAACATTATTTATCGGCTTCAAAAGATATTCACCCCCGCAATCGCACATTGGTGGTGTGTAATCTTCCCGGATTGGATTATCTCGGGTGTATTGGCTATTGCAATTATTGCAATAATAGTTTGTGACCATCATGCCGGATCCCTCGAAACGGTGCCATTCGGCCCCACACCCTTTACAAGTCAGTTGTTTAATCGTTCCCATAATTTGTTATTTATTAATGCATAATGTTGAATACAAAAAAGAGAGGGCCACCCGTGCTCCTACAAAGGTATTTGGCCCTCTCATGGCTGGCACTACGAATTAGGAGCCTACATATTAGTTTCAAATTGAAGAACGCACTTATGATCCTTCAATGCTTTCTCAATATCAGCGTATTGGTCGGCCGTAAATTCAAGTGCTCGCAATACATCAATGATCCCGGATATTGCTGTTTTTTCGCTCACCCCTGAAAGGATCCCGGCTGATTCCAATAAATTACTTTTAATGAGAGCCAATTCCTCCAAATCTTGCGCGATCGCGCAACAAACCATACCGTTATATTCGAATATCATAACCCGGCCTTATTAAGTCTTTCATTTGCCATTGAATAGCCGTACACCTCACCCAAAGTTAATGCTATTTGTGTTAATTGGTCAACTTGGGAGGATAGTTTTTTATCGAAGTATTCCCCGTAGATCTCGTGTTCATGCAATGTGTTGTATAATGATCTCACCTTTGCAATATAATTAACCGCATCTTCGATTTCATATCTCAATTGAGCCACGTTTTGTAAATCTGTCGTGTGATTTGTTTTTTTAGCATCCATAGTTTTAATCCTTATTTTTAATGTTCTTGTTAAATGATAAAATCTCTTCCTCAAAATCCTGAAATATACCCTTGTAGTTCTTCTCCTCCAGTACATCCAAGATATTACGGATCAACCTTAGATCCTCTGAATGATACAATACATTGTGTACCATTTCATGCATTTCCTTACTGGTGTATTCATTCTTTCCCATAGATAAATATTTAGCGATTAATTATTTTATTCAAAAAACCTGCTTTTTCAATACTCATGATTTCAGCACGTGAGTATGTTTTCTTGGAGTTCTTGGAAGTTCCCCGACGTGTCGGCTTAACCAGCCCAGTTCTAACCCACATCTTCACGTTCGCTTCACCATACAGCCTGTAAGCTTCTCTTTGCGAGATGAGATCCTCGGCAGGTGAAACCATCTTGGCGTAATTAGCCGCCCCAAGCTCTGCCATCTCCATGATTAAGTTTTTCAACTCGTATAATTCTAATGTTATCATATCAAATCAATTAAGTGAACAGCCCCATTATTATTTGAAAAAACAAATACATGGAGACAATTCCAAAAAACAGTTTGTATTTCTTTTTCATAGATATTACCCGTGTAGCCGATAGTACAGCTTTTAGGTTTAAAAAATTCGTGAGATTATATCCCGCATCCTTGTGTCCTTTCTCTTAAGTTCTCTACAATTAGTAGAGGCTCCAACAGCACAATGATTCCGAAGCTGGTCAATTTCAGCCTGTAACTGGATTAGTTTTTGAATTGCATCCATGCAATCTCCTGAATAAATCCCTATCGTGTAATGCTTCCGGGAAAAAGGCTTAACGCCCCAGGATAATAGCGTGGACTTGTTTTTCTTTACCTCAAATCCTACTGTCTGGAGATCATAATCTTTAATGATAGCTACTTTCATTGTGATCTTGCATCGTTAATAATGCCACAAATGTATGTATATAATCTTACATATTCATGCGCGATGTTGCGTTTAACTCTAATTTAACATAGTTTTAACTATAAAACGTAGCAACATAGTCATACAATCGGAGAAAAAAGATAACTTTGCCAATCACTAAATCAAACATTATGCTTAGGATTAAAGAGATTTTAAAAGAAAAGGGAATGACAATGAACCAGCTTGCTTCTTTGTTAGGGATCCACCGGGTAACATTAAGTCAAAACTTAAGCCGTAACCCCACGCTTGAAACCTTACAAAAAATTGCAAATACACTCGATGTTAGTATTTTGGACTTATTTGTTGATGAAAGAGAGAAAGACAACACTCTGAACTGCCCTCATTGTGGTAAACCGATCATTCTTGAAGCGAGAAAAGAATAAAATCCACCCTGAACGAATGGATTTTTTTTTATAATGCAAGTGTGTTTGGCAAACACACGCCCTATCCTATATTGTTCAATACGTTGATTTATTGGTATTCCGAATCTTGATGTTTGGCCCAAAAGTGTGGACTTTTGCATTACCATAGATATTGACAAAAACTTTACATTTTGGCGTTAATACATTTACATACAGCTCGCTTTCATCAAATGCATCAATGGTTAGTACAGAACGATCCGACACTATCATTTTGGCAGTCGACTCGTGCCTGATATACAATTGAGATACCGTATAACCATTGTATACCAAATTAGCCTCACATGAGCCATTGAGTACCAAATCAGGCTTATTTACAGCATGATCAATATAATCATCTATAAATACCCCGTAACTCTCGCATTTGCCCTTAAAATCCCTTCTTAGAATTTCTAACGATGGGAAATCTTCGGAAATGCAAAAATCAATTCCTTGGATATATAACTCGCAAAGCTTTTGAATGCTTGTTTCTTCTGTCAGCCTGTTTTGCCATTCAGCGCACAATCCTTTTTTGGCACCGTCCTTTTTTAATTGTTCAATTGTTGTTTTCATATTTTATTCTATTCCCTGTGACAAGAGTGAACTGTCTTTATTTTTAATACCTACAAGAGTGTCCTTTATTTCTCTCAATTCTAATGCACTGATACGCGTGTTTTCAGCGATTTGCTTATGATATAGTAGCGATTCAGACAATGTCCGGTTACTTTCGCTTTGGTTGATTACCATAGCGTTTGCCTCCCGGCCACGATACCCCCCGTTTCCTCGCTCATACTTCGTATCGCTCCACGTAGGGGATCATCTAAGCTATCCAGCGCATCGTCATCCCTCAACCATTTTTCCTTACCACTCAAATGCTTATCTGCTATCATTTCAAGCTGTCTCTCAAATTCATCAATTTCCTTTTGTTCGTAAGCATCAATAATCCCATCATTTTTAATAGAATCGGAAATTTTACCCATTAGCTCTGTAACCTTTCCAGCTAAATCACTTTTTAGAGATTCTAAAATAGCTGATCTGATCATTTTCTTGACTATATCAGATGATTTCTCTGCCGCCTTCTCTCCCTTAGCCCACGCTTCCGCATAAGCGTCGGCAAATTGGTCGATGGCGTTTTGAATGTCGGTGCCTATGATAGCCTCGATTGTGTTGTATTTTATGTTCTCATCTATTTCCCTTTGATTTTCAGCGATCTGTTCCTGCCAATCTTCGATTTTCTGCTTGTCGGTTTTTTTCTTCGATTCCTCGGCTTGCATTTGTCTCTCGATCTGCCTGTTCATCTCTTCGAGGCTCTTGTTTTGAGCTTCTATCAGGTCAGCCTTATCTACTCCATAGGCACGATCTATCTCGTCTCCCAACGCCTTGTATGACTTCGTGAGGCTATCTATATTTTTTTGTAGCGATTGAATTTCCCGCTCTTTCTTCTTATCGTGCATCCGGTTGAAGATTTGCACGGCATTGGCCAACCCGGTAGTGAGATCCTTAACACCACCAACGATATCACCCGATATGATCTTGGCAACGCCAGTACCCGCTTGAGCGGCACTTCCGAACAGCCCGGTTATATCAGCAATGTCAGTTGAAAGTTCTTCTTTACCAAATGAATCAGAAAGGCCGGCCAAAGAATCGCCTACAGTTGAAACGATAATATTTATTTCATTGATAGCATTTGCAACTTGCTTGGCTGTGTTTTTAACGGCAATCTCAAATTTCTTTAGATCTTCATCAGTTAGGTTTTTTTGCTGTGCCTCTTTTAAAGCGGATAGGTTTTTAATGTAATCCCGGAATGATGCCCCAAGAGCTTTGAAGGGATTTAGTTCGATAATTTTAGATCGCGCTTCATTGAGAGATTCTATAAGAGCCTTATAATCAACTGGACTAAGATTTAAAGTGCCATCCGCCAATTGAGCTTCGATTTTGGTTATGATCTTATCAATTTCATCGGCAGAAAGATAATCCAAGTTCGTAAACAGGTTCTGCCAGTCTGCCGATTGCATGAGCATTTCGGCATTTATGGCTGATAAGGCATCGGTCTCCCCCTTGTTAACCTTATCAAGCAACTCCTGATTGAGCTGGACCTGCTTTTGCATCCGTAGCAACCCGAACTCGTTTACAATTTCTGTCTTTCGTTCCTCGAATGTTTTAAAGTCATTCAATAGCTTTGTATTTATCTCACGGCTGTTATCATTTCGTTTATCTTCAACGTAAACCCTGGCATTTGCAATATTATCCTCACCAATGATTCCCGATTGTCCATTCTCCAACCTCTCCGTTGCTTTGGCAACAGTTATAATTTTCTCGGCCAAAGTGGTGGCACTTCTGATTGAATTATCCAATCCTTCCTTAAAGAGATCAAGCGCACTCCTTTCCCCCGATATTTCGCTCAATTGACTTTTGATAGTGAACATGAAATTATTATCACTATCGGTAAGATTCCCCTCATTTTGCTTTGCTTTGAGGATAGTTAATTGATTTTCCAAGTAAGCCTTATATGACTCACCCTCTTTGATCAGTGATGAAAAACGGGTGTTTGCAACATCGGCACCCATATTTTCCATCCATCGCCAATACAATTCATATTGTTCCTTTTTATATCCAATTTCATCATTGATAAGTTTGGTTTGAGCTTTAAGATATCTTTCATTTTCAAGTGATCTTCTTTCATCAAAACTACGTGACTCAACAGGTGATAGTACTCCTTTACCGGATTCCTGTTTTGCTTTTCGCAATTCATCTTCCTCTTTTTTAATCGATTGTATGTTTTGGCGATGTTCCAAATCAAGTATGGCCTTACGTTTTTCAAAACCATCCTCCATAACATCAATTCGCGCTTGCTCTAATTTCATTTGCTGGTTAGCGATCTCTTCGCTCAACTTTTCAGATCCCTTACTTCCTTTAGTTGATTGCCCTGTAAGTGATGCCAATCGATCCTCGGCATCTTTAAGATCTTTGGTTCTTTCTTCAATAGCTTTTGCAAGGTTATCGTTCACAATCCTCCCAGCTCTCATATCCTTAATTTCCCGATTTATAGTGCTGATCTCTTGTCGTGTGTCTATAATCTGTTGGCTGTAAGTCCTGGCACTCTTCGTTGACTCATCAATTTGTAACGAAGTGGTTTTGATTTCTTCGTTTAGATCCTTTATTGTTTGAGCTGTTTTTTCAGTCGCTTCTCTCATTATCTTATCAACCTCCTCATCGGTGTACTCCCAGTTGGTTATTTCATATTGAACTCCACCCAACGTGGGTGATCCCCCTTGATAAGAAATAGCTCTTCTGCCCGCAGCGATCTTATCCCTTGCTTCGTTCTCATCCAATCTTTTTTGCCTATAAGCTTCCTCTAATTCTTCTTGTACGGCCTTAAGTTTGATTTGCCTTTCAAGTGCTTTTAGATATTCATCTATTGCCGTAACATTGTTGTGGATCAACCTACCCTCTTCGTCGAGCATAGCGTTGTATCCCGGCACGATCTTTTTCAGCTCCTGTAGTGCCTCATTTCGCTTTTTATGCGTTATGTTTGAATCATTCATAACCTTAACTAAAGCATCAACCTTGGATGCTTGATCAGCAAATGCTTCGGATGCTTTTTTCTGTGCATTGTTAAGGCTGATTGTGGCTTTATTTAGTTCATCCGTTTTTCTCTTGAACATCGTGAATGCCGATACCACCAATCCTACCAGCGTGAGGATCCATCCAAGCGGGTTTGTTTTCATCGAAGCCCACAGCGTTTTCATCGCTATGCTCAACCTGTTCGTGGCGATTGAAAAAATATTAGTGGACACGGTGGCCGCCTTCTTGGCGGTATTGTCGGCGGCAGTGGCGGCTGTTGACGCGGCAGTGGCGGCCGTCTCGAGGTTCTTTTTCTTGGCGTGAAAGTCGCTTGCTGTGGCCAACGCTGCCTTCCTCGCGAGTGCTTGATTTTCCACCGCCCCTTCCAACTTCTTTTCAGCCGTGGCGATCCTCGTGGCATCCTCCGACTGTTTTGCCCAATAGAGTTCGTAACGAGCCATCTCGGCTCTTTGGATAGCCGTAACGGCCGCTTGCTTGGCGTTCTCCATCCTTGCATATGCCGCCTTCACCTCTGCACGCGTGCCTTCCAGCGTGGCGTTAGTGTTCCTTTTTTTCGAGTTTATTTCTTGCTCGATGGCGGCCCGGTAGATGGCACTCTTGGAAGAGAGATCCAATTTGGATAGTACTTGCTTCTGCTCGGCAGTGAGGATTTGCATCGCTGCCGCTTCATACCCCTTCGAGGATGTTGTCAGCCCCAGCGTTGAAAGATATTGCTGTTGCTGAACCGTCAGCATTTGTTGGATGGTTGCTATCCTTAAACGAGACGCCACGTCGGCACGCTCTTGTACGGTCAACTTCGCTTCGAGTGCTCTCGTGTGTGCCGCCTCGGCAGCGGTCAGCTCCGTCGTCTTGGCGATCGTCTGCCCTTTCAGCCGGGCCTCTTCGCGCATCAGGGAAAGCTTTATTTGCTTCACGGTATTGTCGATCAACGCCACCCCCGTGTTCCCCTTCGTTGCAAGCGTGTTTGCCACGATGGCGGCCTTGTATGTTCCGTAAGCTATCGCTATCGCTTTAAGGATACGGATGATATCGTCAAGATGCTCCACCATGTAAGTAGCACCCTCGATCCCTTTAGCAAAAAAGTCTTGATGTTGCTCACCCAAATCGTTGATCGCCATATCCCAAGCGTCCTCCAGGTTGGCGATCATCCCGGTTAAAGAGCTTGATTGCTTGTGCATCAGGTTGAAAAACTGCCCCCCGGCATCGGTCATCTTGTAGATAACTTTCTCCACATCAGAAAAACCGATCCTACCGGCCGACACCATTTCATTAATTTCGTCGGTTGTTTTTCCGTACATTTCCCCCAGCTCTCTCGCGAGAGGTATACCCCGCCCCATGAATTGCCTCATGTCTTGAGCGTAGAGCCTTCCTTGTGTCATCGTGGTACCGTAGAGGTATACCATATCATTGAGAGGCACGGACAAGCCGGAAGCGATGTTTCCAAGCCGTATGAGCGTGTCATTGACTTCCTCGGCAGCGAACCCGTACGCGAGTAGTTGCTTCGCTCCCCCGGCCACGCCTTTAAGATCGAACGGTGTTTTTGCAGCCGTGTCGATCATCTGATCCATCAACGCCTTGCTCCTCGAAGCATTGCCAAGCATCGTCTCAAAAGCGATCTCAAGCTGTTGAAACTGCCCCCTCGTCTGAACGATGCTATTGGCTAACCTCGTCATTCCCCCCGCTACGAGGTACGTGACGATGTACTTGGCCCCATTCCTCGCGAAGCTGAGGATCGAGTTCTCCATCGACTGTGCCTCGTAGCCTATATTGGTTGAAGCGTTGCGGATACGACGCTCCATGGCTTCTGCCGAAACATTAAAATCATCTATATCGAGTGTGGCTTTAAAAGCCAATGCACCATTCCTGTTCTCGCTCATATCATTTAATTGTTGCTTTTAAACATTTCCCTATTAATTAACACCAAACACATCCATCACATTTAATTCCTTTTGCCTTTCAAAGTTATCTGCCTGATCCTTTTTGATACGTTTCAGCTCAAGTTCTGTGTTTTTTACCAAGTAGCTACTTTCAAGCAATGTTTCGAGCGACAATGCACCGGCCTCGTATTGCTTCAACAGGTCGCTTAGTATCGCGCTCACGTCCTCGTTGAACGGTTCTTGGAACTCGTGTGTCACCTTCAAAGCATCATACTTCGCCTTGTTCTTGTAATCCAGCACGTTTCCAAGGATCGCGATCATCAGGTTAGCGGTGCGCTTCATGTAACCATCATGTGTTTCCTTCCTTCTTTCGGCTTTAATCACGGCCGGCATCATCATTTGCATGAGCGCCTTACCGGACACGTTTGATAAACCCTTCATCGTCTCAAAGTCAATTCGAGGGGTAAACGACTTTGAAAGAATGTGATTGTCGAGCCTTTCATACTCTTCGTTCTTGCTCGCACTCGATTGATCCCATGTGAGGTAATTGATCTCTCCCCCCTCTTTCAGGATGAAAAGCTTTGCCTCCTCTTCTTGTTTCGGAAGGCTGTTAAGCACCTCGGCAGTGGCGACCATTGCCGGGTTGGCAAAGCGATCGTTCACGTCGGCATCAACGCTTTGCTTGTTCTCGTAGCGTTCGATCATGAGTTGTACACTTTCATGCTCCGGATCCTGCTCAAAGAGGATCACGGGAATCTTACCGATAGGATTGTCTTTAACTTCTACGTCCCACCCCGTTTTTGCTCGCTTGCAATAATGAATCTTGTGAGACGTGTAAATATTCACGTGGTAATTACTTTTTCCTCCGGATCCTGTTAAGTAATATCCCCATCCAAAAGCTTTTAGTTGCCTATATTGATTCCGGATTGTATAAATATTGTCATTATTGGATTTGGATAAAACATTTAGCAATAAACGCGGTTTATCATTTTCATTATATACGTGATAAAGAATAGCAGAACTACCCTCGGCACCGGCCAATCGCTTGGCTTCCCTAACGTGGGCATCGAAGCGAACATCTTGCAAGGTTTGCTTGTATTTTTCGAATGCCTCATCCGTGCCATCAGAAGCTTGCGACCACTTCACGGGACGCCCATACAGGAACACAAGAGCGATTTCGTTAATATACTCTTGGTAAGGGATCGGGATCCTCCACCTTTTTTGCCAACGCAGAAAATTGTCTCTTTTATCAAAAACAGCTTTATCGCGTCGCTTCATCACCTCGTGAGTGTGTATATGATAGTCATTTAAATTTCTTGAGGCATCGAATGAATGATCTTGCATTGCGTATATTGCCCGGCTGACATCATTACGTTTTAGTAGACTTTCAAAATCTTTTTGGTAGCCGATCGCAGCCTTAAATTCGTTTGATATAGTAGTTAGTAGTCCCATCTTTATATAATTTATTTTTAACAACAATAGCGTGCATTCAGCATTAACAGTAAACATAATGATGATTATCGGACAATCATTATATTTCATTAAGCTTCTAATCAGCTAAAATAAAGACACATATAGATAATTGCCTAAATACATCTTTTCCGATTTGCTTTTTACGTTAATATTGCGTTAATATTACGCTAATGTTTACTTTTATTTGTTAACACCCTTCCGGGATTGTTGTACTCTTTCTCTCTCCAATTTCAAGATCACTTTGTCGAAAATACTATCTAAAGCGGCATTCTCCTCCGGTGTCAAAACTGAAAAGGCCTCCTCTATCTGGCTGGGATCTAAATGCTGGCCAATAACAATATTGTTCTGATTCAGATTGATCTCATTTGTGCTTGTGGCAGCTCCAAACCGATGATCCAGTATGTAGGATAGTGTGGTGATCCTCCCATACCGAACATCGGCTAAAAGAGCTGTAACAAAGTTCACGATCCAGACGGGCGATTTTTTCGATTCCGTGATTCGCTTTAACTCGGCAGGTGTGCGTTCAACGAGAAAATATAGAATCTCCAAGAACTCGGTTTTGCCTAATTCACCTCCTTTTTTTGCAACGCTTTTTGAAAACTGCTTGTAAATGCTCGGTTTTCTCCCGTTTCTCGCTGGTTGATTTTCTGCTGTAAACCTTTTGCCCTCCTTGTTTCCAGGAAGGAACCGGCCTTTTTCATCCCGTCGTTTTTCCATCGTTTGTAGTTCTTTTATGGTATGTAATGGGCAATATCTTCCTTATTGATTTCAAGCTCTCCATCACTTTTCAATGTTAGTATTGCATTATGATACATATCAGGATACCTTATTGCCAAAATTTCAGCCAATGGTGCCATATAAAGTCCTGCCTTTGCATACTTTTTAAACTCTTTCTCTATTCCTTTATCCTTATGTTCATTAATTAGGTTTTTAAACTCATTAATGTGGTCAATAAGCTTATGAGCTTCCTCCCAAATTTTTTTTCTTCCGTCTGAATCAACATATTCCGAATATCTTTCTTCTAATCTTTCTCTAAAGCTTGGATCGGCTTCCACTTCCCAATCAGCTGAAACAATAATATTTTCTTTGTAGAATTTGAATCCAAGGCTTGAATTATTCATTATAACCTTCAAATCTACCGCCCGTTTTAGAACCGGATCAATCAATTTCATGTATTTTTCCTCAACCACGAAATATACAGCGGGCATCAGTTTTGTATCCTCCTTTGCTTTCTCTTTGAATCGTTTTGTAAGGGGCCGTCCGATATCCTCGATTATAGCAAACAGTTCGTCTTTTGAACCATCCATCCCCAATTCTTTTAACTCATTCGCAAATGGTTGGATATGATCTCTAATCATATAATAGATATGTCCCTCCTGTTTGTTAATCTCCTCTTTATTTCTGTAAAGTAATATTCTCTCTTCCATATTGTTAATTGCTTTAATCTCAATGTTTATGTGATTGTAATCAGTTGTAATAATATCCTATTTAGCTGATATTTTTTTTATTAAACTCTCCACGTCTGTTTCTAAGTCGCCCGTACGTGAATTATGCTTCTTTTCAGAATACTCTATTCCGTGTTTCTTTAAAAGTTCCTCGACTGCCTCATCAGTATCGGAGGAACTGTCCTCCCCGCCCTTTTTTTCATCGTCAGCACTCGCCTCTAATTCTTGTTTAATTTCACCCAGCTCTGCATTAATGCTTTCCAGATCTTCCTCGGAATCTATACCTTTTATGGTATAAAGTTCAAGTTTCGCTTTTATAAGCTCCAGTCTTTTTTTAATTGAATCTTTCATCTCGTGTATTTATAATTATGATTGAATATTTATGTGTAATTTTTGCCAAATATTTGAAAATCAAATGGCGAATCTGCCAAGGATGGCGAATTGCCCGTGCTGTAAACATATACGGCAAATGATGATTCCGTTTTTGATCCAACATAACAGGTTCTATTCAAGGCTGGTGTCAAGCTTACGTGATACTCCAAGTGGCCAACCGAATGGTAAACAGTGTAATTGCCAGTACTATTTCGATTAACAGCAAGTGATGGGTGTTTTTTAGCCCCCCATGAACTTACTAACCCCCCATATAGAGCAACAGACCCGCTAAATAGAACCCCGGGTATATTGGTTTCGCCTTTAATATCGAGGCCTCCCGTCTCTGTGAAATACCAATGATTATTTGAGAAAAACGCCATCATTCCGTTCTTTCCAAACTGAAAATATCTAACATTTTGTTGCCTGAATTCCCATTTTAAAATGGACGTCGAAATATCAGCGGATGCTGAAATGGTACTTGAAGAGGCCGCTATACTGAATCGAACAGAGTAATTACCATCAGGCATTCCTGTCAATTTGAAATCAATTGATGTTGATCTCGCTTCAATCCCTCCTGTAGCTTGCAAAAACACATGACTTATAGGGGTATAATATACCCCGTTTCTGAACAATTCTATTTTGAAAGTGGTGCCAACGGATGGATTCGCATTATATGACTGGTTTGCCGTCACGTATAAACTATTAGCCTTAAATGAAATGGCTGAACCGCTTTTTACACCGTTCACGGTCGCAATCGTTACGGGGTTAGATGGGGTTATATTGTAAAAAGCCGGAGCATCTACCTCATCTCCAAAATCAACCCCTGATAATAATTCAGAGATGTCCGGTATATCCGTAACATTAAATACGAGACGCTCTTTCCCCGTTTCTGTATCGATAAGAATAATTCGTCCGCCAGGTTCAACAATCAATGCCCCCGTTTTAGCACCGCCATTGTGCAAAAAAACGATGTTGGCCAATGCATTGTATTCGCCTTCATCCGGCACTTCTCCGTTTATTATTTTTCTCAAGAATGTTCTAAACGCCTTTGCTTCTTCATAATTCCCTCCACTCCAAAATGAAGGATCATCCAAGCCCTCGCCTTGGATTCCTGAAATCCCGGCAGTTATGTTCGCTGTATTAGCCTCTCTCAATTGCATCATCACCGTGTTGATAAGCCCGCCCTCGATAGTCGTTCCAAACTTATCAGTGATAGCTTTCACGCTATCCATATTAGATCCAACCTCATTAGCCCATTCATCCAAATCCTGTTCAACACCATTGAACAAAAACCTGATATTGCCAGCTATCACATTTTCATCGAGATCAATGTACGTTTTACCATTAGCACTTGAAATCCTCCCCGTGGTTATTGTCCTCCCATTGGTTCTTGTAAACCCGAACGTCGTCGAAAAATCACGGAATGAAGGCTCTGTGTTGAGCGAGCCAATAATTCCAACTTGAAAATAATAGTTGTTAGGATCAGATATGTCCTCTGCTTTAAGTTGATCTTGCGTTATGTGCCATACTCCCGTGGAATCATCTTTGGAACATTTCGCGTAGACATAGTAGCCCCCTGTATCTGCAAGGTTCACGCTGATTCCCGCCATATTCCAGACTACCGTGGAATCTTCTCGTATGGCCATATGCGCTAATATCCCCTCTGATGCATCAAACCTATTAGCATCCCCGTTCTTGTTAGCTTCAAGCACCACGCCCACAAGAACAAACTGTTGCGACTTGGTACCTACAGTTAACATATTTGTGTCTATCGACAAAGGCCGTATGTTGCCCATATCAAAGAACCCGTCCGTGTCGAACACCATGTTGCGAAGCTCTTCTGTTGTGCGCCAAGCCAAGCGGGATTTTGTTAAGTCTTTTAACCTATTGCGCACAATGATATTTTCATGACTGATCACATCCCGTACGACCTCGTTAATTATTGATACAGAGGTGCTATCCGATAGCGTTAAAGCATAATCATGTTCCTCAAGCAAATTACGTTGAACGTTCACGATGCGGATATTTTTCTCAACGTCGAACCTATCATCCTTGAGCGGCACGTAGTCGCCCGGCTTGAATAGAGCGAGATCCACGTCTCCAGGCAAATGAGACTTGAAGTAATCAGGCGGGAATGTAAGCCCATATTGCACCCGTGCTTGTTTCCTCATCAAGAAATCATCGTACCCGGCAAACCAAAGATCTTCCTCCGCATCATCGACGTACGACTGTGGCAGTAATATATCCGTGATCTTGTACCTATCACCAACACCTATCCGGAATGCAGTCGAATCCTCCGTGGGAAACGATAACCCGCGCTCATCCGTGTACTTGATCACTCGTAACGTTTTCGTGGCGTGATCGTAGCCTCCAAGCTCGAATTGCTGTCCTGCCAGCAAGCCGTCTATGAACGTGATCTTTGGAGAAACTTCGTTCAAAATATACAGCGAATCCCCCTCCCCGTTTTTCTCGTTGAGGTCGAACATATCAGCGTCAACGAACGAGTAAACATCCCCGCCCAATGCCGTCACAACCCCGGTGCGCTGTGGATGGATATGCTCGTAAAACTCGGTGTCCTCCACAACGCCACCCAGCTTGGCACTTAAATCAGTATCTTCTATGTACCTTTTCGCCTCGCTGGTTATGCCTATCATTTGTGATCCGGCCGGTACCACGGTGCCATCGTGAAGGGTATGATCCCTTGTATTTAACCGCCTTGGGTACGGAAGTTGCAAGCGTTCCGAATAATCCCTGTAGTTGCTTTTAACATTTTGGCTCCCGCCTTCAACCCATAAGCGACTGATGATAGCCTTATCGTCAACCTTGTTTTCCTTGAGGCGATACAATCCTTTACCCTTCCCGAACTCGAAATGGGTGCTTCCGCTTGGAGGCTGAACGACCGCCCCGTAGCGGCCCACCTTGATCGTCCGGATACCCTCGCTTTGCACGATTTGAAAATCTTGCTTGAACTCTTGGCAAATCGTTTGAAGGGCATTAAGACAATTCTGCTTTGAAAAGCTCATCAACCGGGGATCAGTATCCGGGCAATTGGCTTCATCGAAAGCCCACACTCCGGGATAATCGCGGCTAACGTTGTTTATCACGACCTTGACGAAATCCTTTAAGCTATAGGTTAAGTCAAATGAAGATCGAGATGATACCCCGTTAACGTCGGTATCCCTGTATTGGCTCTTCATAAGCTCGTATATCACCCCGTAGAAGGTCACTTCGTACACGAACTCATTGTCCGAAACGATCTCCCTTACCGTGTTGGTGCGTATATGGTACTCATCGTTCACGACACGGATCTTATCGCCCACCTCGAAAGCGATCATTTCCGTTGATCGAACGGTGAGCTTTACCGTGTCGTTAGCCATCAGGGTATGATCCTGTAATGCTTGCGTCACGAAACGGATAGGGTCAGAACTGAACAGGTTTATCTCCGAACCATCCCGCTTAATTAAAGTTATTTGTCCCATGTTACAACGTAATTAGTATTAAACGCCAAATCATAATTCAGTAATTCTGCTTTCATCTTGTCTATTAATTTTGTGATTTACTTTGGTGTTATTTTATTTTTAGCCTTACCCATTCTTAAACTCTCTTTTTGCCCAATTTTGGAAGGTTAGATTAACCGATACGTATCTTTTCGGTGCATCCTTGTAGTTAGATATATCCATCAACACCTTGCGGATCTGCTCACCGTTATATCTTTCAGTAAGTCGGCAATATTCTTGAAAAGTTATTTGATCCCGGATCTTCCGAATGTATTTTGCATTATTGTCGATCCAGTCGTTAAAGCGATTAAATTCTTTTTCCTTTTCAGAGAGTTGTATATCTTCTTTCTTGTCATTATTTTCCTTCTTATCCTTCTTATCATTATTGTTTATTGTTAGCCCTTTGTTAGCTCTTTGTGAGGCCTTTGTTAGTTCTTTGTTATCCTCTTTGTTGGTGTTGTTTTCGTTTTGCTGATAAGTGTCCCAGTTGCAAATAGTTATGAGCCGTCCATTCTTTGTTGATTCGTTTGTTAGAAATTCATACCTTTCAAAACGGTTTAAAGCAGTCCTCACGTTTTGAATTGATATTCCTTTACCCGCTGTTTTAGCAATTTGATCGAGTGAAGTTACCCTTTGCCCCGGCCTACATACTACCCTTTTACCGTTCCATTCCCACTCGTTTTCAGCATGATTAACCATCAATAGAAGTGTTACGAGGATTGCTTTTTGCTCGGGTGTGGAAAGCGTCCATATCGGCTTATCAAGCAGTTCCCTATGCAATTTTATCCATCCGTTTTCCCCCGCCATAACAATCAATGATTAAACCGAGTATCAAAAAGATCCTTGAAGTGTGGTTCATTTATAACCTCATCTTCTTTGTTTACTTTTAAAGAGTTTGGATGAATGGCTGGATCCGGTTCGATCCAATATATTTTATATCTCGTGTCCGACTTATTCACCCAGGCGGATTGCACTTGTATTCCCTTTTGAATTATTCGAGCTACATGGCTTCTTGGATCGCTGTATCCCAGCTCAATGGATATATCGGCAGCTGAACATTTCCGAAAGCAAAGTAGATTGTAGATATTTTTTTGTCGTGCTGTAAGAGTTGATAAAATATTATTTTTATCTTTGCCCTGTCTTTCAGATTTTTCGGCTCGTGTCTGTTCGTCCAGCGCGGGCCGTTCATTTTTGTTATCCATGATTACTTGCTCTTTAATATTTTCTCAATGTCAGATTTCCTGTAACGAATATTCCCTCCAATGTTAACAAAAGGAATGATCCCGTTTTTCTTCCATCTATGAAGTGTAGGCCTGCTGCACCTAAGTATCTCACAGGCTTCAGATATTGTGAAAAGTTTATCCGATTCATCCTTTTGGCTTTTCACTTCAACAGTAGTGGGGATCATTTCCTTTAGGAGATCCCGTAAATCTTCTTTGTTGAGTATTACAATTTGTTGCATAATCAATCTTTCACCTCCACTTTGTTGGTTAGCATCCAAACTTCTAAGTCTTCTCTATCTATAAATGATTGCCCATTTGTGGGCTTATAGCTTTCCAACTCTCCATCTGAAATTAAACGGTATATGTAGCTTTTCTTAAAGCCAGTTACTTTTGCTACATCATCAATCGTAAAAACCTTTTTCGTTGAGAGTATTAGTAATTCTAACAGTTCCTCAATTCTTTTTAAATTATTGTCCATATTATGATTTTTATATTGTTTTGTAATTCTGTTTAAATCGGTGCGCCTCGATTTTGATTCATTACAAATATATGGGTAACGTTTGAGTTAACTGACTCATTATCAAACAAAAAAAGCGACAATAAATGTCGCTTAAAGTGTTTATTCCGATAATATGTTGGATTTATGTAATAGAGCTAATTATATCAGGATCGGAAAATTTATCGTGAATTTCATTAATCTTACCCAGCAATGTTCCTGGGCTGTCGTTTAATTTTAATATTCTCCCCTTTTGCATATCAAAACAAGAATTGAACTCTTTAATGCTAAAGTTGTAGAGTGTTGAAAATCTATAGGCCTCAACGGGTCTATTTATCCATTTTATTTTATCCTGTCCAATGGGTAATTCTTTTTTAACTAAGACATAATTCAACGAGTTGAAGCTAACCCCTTCGATAAATTTTTCAGACAATGCATTAAAATATTCCATTGTAATGATGGGATCAACCACCTCAATAGATTTAAGCTTACCAATATTTTCCAGTAAGTCAATAACTGCTTGTGTGTTCGGTCTAAAATAACCCTCCATTGCAGCCTTGAGAATATTTACTGTTTTAATCTCCTGGAGCTGATCAATTATATATGCGTTCGGCTCCAATAGCATGAAAGAAAAAAGTTCATAGGTTCCCAACCTCAAACGTTCACACTCGTTAGTTAATTCTTTCGAAAAGGTACCATTAAGTTGAGCGATCGCAATCAAACCAGCATTTAATTGCTTGAACAGCTTTATTGTTCTTTTAGTAATCGCATCTGCTTTATATAAATCCATGATTTTCTGTGTTTAATCAGATCAAATTATGTTTCTCAGCTTCTTAGCCACGTCTTTAGCGTTATCTTCCTTAGTCGTTTTAATATACCGCATGAATGATTTTTCTGTTTTGTGGCCCGTTAGCAACATTAATTGGCGTGTTGGTATTCCTCGCCTCGATAGATTGGTAGCGAAGGATCTTCTTGCGGTGTGTGAAGTTACAAGCTTGTATTTCGGTACAGGTGCCATAACGGTTAAGCTCCCTTTCTTCACCTCCGCCATAACCGGTTCGTTAAGGCCGGTCTGTTCGCACACCTCCTTTAACCTCCGATTATAATACTGATCCGATAGAATCTTGGGCCAGTGATCCGGGTACTTGTTTAACACCTCCTGTAGTTCGTCCGTGACAGGAACAACCACGCTCCCTTGAGTCTTTTTCATTTTCATGGTCAACAGTCCGTCTTTTATATTGCCTCGCTCTAAACGGCTTAAATCGCTTATTCGCAAACCCGACCAGCACCCGATGAGAAACAGATCCCTGATCTCTTCTAACGCCGGATCAATCTTTGCGTCGGTGATCTGTTTAATCTCCTTTTCGTTTAAATACACATGATCGGTTTCCTCGTCACTCTTTGCAACCTTTGCGAAGAGAGACTTACCCGATAGCTTTTTCTTAAAATCCTGGTTAACCTCCAAATTATCCTGTAGATCGGCTTGTCCCAAAAACACTTTGAGATTCTTTATAATTTTATCTATGGTAGATCCTTCCTTTCCGGCACCTCTCAAATAGGCTACCAAATCAAGATAATAATCATAGCCCATACTCTTCCAATTGGCAGTTTTTCCACGGTATTTATCAAAATCTTTCAAATGGTTTAGACTGTTATTGTAGTCCTTTCGTGTTCCATCGGAAACAATTGCCTTCTCAATGAACGTTTCAATAAATTGCATTGGTGGGATGTAATCCTTTTCTACAATTATCTCCCGATCCTTGTTAAATATCACGTTTAACTCCACGTCAGAATCGAGCGCTTCCCTCAGTTTTTTGAAGCTCAAATTATTGTCACTTGCTAATTTACTGCCAATCTCTTGAACTCTTGTGATTCCTCGGGCTATTTGTCCGTTCTTATAACTGTCATTTTTCGTGATCCGCTTCTTTGCATCCCACGACTTTATCTCCACGCTCAACCCCGTGGAATAATCCAGCTGTCGATATTTCTTTCCGGTGGGATAGGAATCATCAGGATCCACCTCTTCGTATGCTCGGAAGCTGATGCGATAAATTATTGATCGCGTATCACCTCGGCTATTCAATCTTACATTTATTTTCAT